AACGTGTAGTTGTTCCTAGTCCGGGATATCCTGGCCAATCTTCACCATCGCTCGTATTCCAGTTTCTACTCTGTTGATTTTGTGCGTATGTATATTCAGTACTATGTGCTTGTCCCACATTGTTCGAACCACCAGTATATAATCTACCATTTCCGTTAGAATTTAAAACTGAAGCATATGCTACTCGTAGTTGATATCTCAAGGATGCCAACTGCGCGTCAGTCATTTTACGTAAACTGAATGATGTTGAACTACCATTAAAATAAAATGGATGTCGTTCTGCCATGAAATATCCTCTTTAAAATAATCTTGTGGTTCCATTTGTGTCATATACAGCAAAGTCAACCCATTCAACTAATCCAGCTGTACCACCCTGTTGTCTACAGATTTTATATTGACCGGCATTTCCTGAATCCATTGTGATTGATCCTGCTACCTCAAAATTTCCGTTTGCTTCTATTGCTCCGGCTACACCATCTCCCACCAGTAAATTACCGGCTATTTCAGAGGCTTGTAATTTTGCCATTCTATCGCTCCTATTTCTTATTATAAAATTAAGTGATTACATATCTATTTAGTATTTATTCGATATAAAAACTAGAGAAAGGATCCTTAAAATGTCTCTCATCTATCTCAATTCCTATGTATTTTCTATTCAACTCCTTTGCTGCATTAGGTACAACTCCTGTACCGGCAAAAGGGTCTACAACCAAATCACCCTCATTAGATAAATGTGTTATCACTAATCTTGCAAATTCTGGTGGCCAAGCATAAAATGAACCACTTTTAGCCATTTTATATACTAGAATATTTCGTAACCACTCACCTTTTCTTAGTGTTTTACCTTTGCGAGTAAAAGCACATAGGTGTAGATAAGGGAAAACATACTGATCCTTACTCTCTACACTATTTTTGACTACAATCTTATAATCTTTTAATGAATAGCCTAAGGCTTCCATCTTATTAATCAGATAAGAATGCTTGGAAAATACTTTCCCATTCATTTTTCTGTCTGATTGACATAATACAATAAAACCTGTATCTTTAGTTATTCGACAAAAATGTTCTATTGAATCATTTAAAAATTTATCGTATTGTTCTATATTATCATCTAATCCCAAATCATTGATATCAGGTACACTTGTGAATAGTAATTGAACACTATTTTCTTCAATGGTTGGTAAAACATTGAAGCAATCATCATTTATAAACATAATATATTATTAATTTAATAGTCCTGTAGAAGGTTCATCTGCAGGATCAAAGACATATGTATCATCCCAAATAGCCGAAAGTACATCTCCTGCTGATTGTTTATCAAGTACAATAAAATCACCAAACTTATCGATAATCAAATAGTTTCCACTATCGTCCTTGAATCTACGTATAAGATAATTTCCTATATTATCAACATTATCCGTCAATGGAATAAGTTCTTTGTGTTTATTGATATTCATTATTGTTGTATCTCTTGTATAATGAGTGAAGAAACTCCTGTCCATCCCCATGAACCATTATCAGCGTTAGAACGATTAACCTCCATAGCCCCACCACCATCTGCATTTCTTCCGTATATATTATAGACATTTGAATTGGTATTGGGTATATTAGCCCAAAGTGTATATTGTATATTTTCTGGATCATTAGAATCATATGCTACAGGACGTGAGGAGAAATGTTGACGCACACGGGATCCAGCTGAGATACCATAAGGTTCCAAAGTACTACCTGTAGTAATATTCTCTAGTCTCCAACTCCATATTTCATTAATATTAGGACTATTTGATTGTATGGAAAGATGCACTAAAAATTTATTACTAGTACTTGCAGCTTGTATAGTAACTCGTAAATCGGAATGTAATTCTGCAAAAGATGAATTAGGATCAAAAGAAAAAGTGGTGGTCATAGCAGATCCTTGAGTTTGTATAATATGTCCTGCTGGATACACAACACCACTACCTAATGTCTTATTCGTTAATGTTTGTGTCCCTGTTGTGGTTACAACACTACTAGATAGATCGGAAACATCTATAGATCCATCAATTACTTTATCTGCATTGATACTATTATCAGCAATATCTTCCGCGCTCACTACTGATCTTGCCGGTGCTCGGCCTATTGTAGACATTTAATCCTCTCGTTTCTCTGTATTAATTTCCCAGAACGATTGTAATTTTGATTTCTTCTGTCGTTCTGTAATAATTTTTCTTGCGTCTTTATTCTTTCTATTCCATTCACGTGCTCTTTCAAGAATGATCTCTTTATTCTTTTGATAATAAACTTTTAATTTTTCTTTTCGTACCTCATCATTCTTCCACTTCTCAGCAAGGCGATCCTTGTTCTTCTGATAGTATTTATTGTTGGCTATAGATTTTTTCTCTCTTTTAGTTAATGACATAGTGATAATCCATATTTTGCAATAAAATAAGAGTCAACAATATCACTAACGGGATTTCTTATCTTTTCTGATCTGGGAGTCAACGTTTCTTTAAGATCAACAGGTGTATGTAATTCATCAACAAAGGCTTCATACATCAATTCTTTATTTGCATTACCTTTTCCTGTAGCAAATTTCTTAATAACTGTAGGAGGTACAGTAGTAAACGTTTGTTCTATTTTATACATCTTGTGTTTTAATATCCCCATATTTTCTGCAATGTTGAGAATTGCATTTCCAGTAGCACCATAGGCATAACCTTCAATAAAGGTTTCATATCCTCTAACTATATTTATAGCCCATTCGGATAACATTTCATGACGCTGCTCTTTTGTTTCCCATTTAGGGTAGGGTTCCGCATGTAAATTTTTATGTAATGAAGAGGGTTTACCTAAATAATAAAAATCTATATTATTATTTTCATATACACATATTGCAGGTGATGTTAAAGAATAATCAATCCCAGCTATCGTCTTCGGATTCTTCACTTTCTTCATCCTCATCTTCATCTAATTCGAAATAATGACCACAAAAAGGACAAGATTCTAATCCTGAAGTATCTTCTGTTAAAATAGTATATTCTTTATCACAACCATCACACAATATATTGATATTGGCGTTTCCATCCTCCCATTCAATATCTATTGGCATTTAACTTTCTTGTTTCTTCCAATTAAATGAATTCTCTTTATCATCATCTAATTCGATTTGTTCTATTAACTCTCTAGGTGAGGGTAATGTTTGAGCTTCCGTGTGATTCCATAACAATTTATCACCAAACCATACCTTAAGGTCTTTGTGTTTGGGTAATCCATCAGTACAGGAAAATGTCTTCTTATCTAATCCTGTATAACTGCTAAGATCATCACGGAGTGTTTCCGCTTCAGTCTTCATTCCGTGAATACTACCATTATATTCAATGTTCCACGGTTTATGTGATATCCGTGAAGAAACCCAAGTTTCTTTATTTAAAACTAATTTTCTTCCCAGACGTATTGAATTTTGCATTTATTTAGTCCATTCTCTGGTTATGTGGATTCTTTGGCCATGCTAACATAGACATAGTTAAATGAAATTTAGTAAAATATATGTCATCAATAAAAGTCTCATCTTCCAATCCATCACCAAAAAATGCATCCATAGCATATAATTGTGAAGCATGTAATGTACGCCAATCTTTTCCTAGAGTTTCTGCCATATATCCCTTCCCTTTGTATTATTTAGTTAAATATTAAATAATTTCACAGCTATCACCACTACATGCAACAGTCTGGGCACCTGTGGTAAAGTCTTCATCCTCATATTCAGAAAGTTTAGAATAGTCTATTTTTGGAAACTCTTCTTTCATTTTTTCATAAGTCTTTTTATCAATTTCTTCATAAGGAGCAAGTTGGTAGATGTGATCATCTTTAGGTAGAAAACTTATACCCACCACATCATCAAAATTTTCATATACGAAATGTCCGACCTTAAACCATTCATCAGGTTTTACATAAATTGTGGCCGATACCGTATGTTCTGTATAATTGTGTTTTATCTTTAACCATTGTTTTAATTGAGATATTGCATCAACCTCATGTACCTTTACAGAATTCTCTGGAGCCTTTACAGGAAACTCAACTACCCATGTCATAGCAGTTTCTTCTGGTTGGCCAACTTCTGGTGAAAATTTAACACCTTGATCTTTCATCATTCTATACAATGGATCTGTAGCTGATATTCTTACCCTTCGTATATAATAATCAGCAAATCGTGGATGAAAACCAGAAGAAGAATTTACTAAAATTGATGCGGTACCAGAAGGTTTAGTAGTTGTAATTGCTGCCGATCTTGGTATACCCAATCTTTCGGCATATTCTACATTAATTCCTACAGAATAATCTCTCAATGCTTGTAAGTTCTCTGGTGTCAATATATCGGGATTATCCATTTGACCGGTGAGTGATACACCAAGAAGTCTTTCTTCTTCGGCATTCTTTTTCCAATCAGGACTCAACTCATCTAGTAATGAAAAATCTGTCAATGTTGATTGTATAGTTCCTATTATAGTAGCAACCTTAACTTTCTCCATTAGATCAGGAAGAGTGTCTTCTGCACGTATAACCACTTCGGAGAGATTACAGAACCCTCTTGGTCGTAATATTATTTCACCACATGGGTTAGTAGTCCAATCCTGTCTCTTACGCCTTCTTTTTGGTATTAAACTATTGATAGAATAACGATTGAATATACCACGTTCACCAGTACCACTCTCTGATAATGCTAACCATTCTTTCATGAATTCTATAGAGTTTGGTTTTTCATCATATATGGCACTATTATTACTCATAGCTCTATGGCCATTAGTCATCCAAAATTGTCCTTGTTTTGCATCTCTCATTCCATTGTCGTAAAGGTCTGATAATGTTATAATAGATGATCGTCTAACACCACCAACAACTACAGAATTGGCTATTTTAGTAACAATATCAAATGCGTTCAGAGGACTTAATCTTCTATCTCTATGTGCCTCTACCATGTGTTTTATGAAATGTAATGTCTCCTCTAAAGGTCCCGGCCCAGATGATCTACCACCGAAAGTTTTAAGTCTTGCGCCCTGTGGTCTTAATTTCGATAAATCCCATACTACATCAAATCCATCCCACATTGCCTGACAACATTGTAATGTACCCTCTGACCATCCTTCTTTTGAATCTTTGAATGTTATTTTTTGTTTCTTACCATTTAATTTCTTTACTTTAGGAAGTTTTTCAATATATTTCTTGGAAACATCTATGCCAACTCCGGCACCACTCATCAATAAAAAATAAACTTCTGCGAATGAATGTAATGAATCTATAGGAACGGTTGAACAATTATAAATTGCCACATTATTTACTTCAGCAGGTTTACCTGCAGTCCACATTAATCGCATAGATGGCATCACCTTCATACGATATACATAATCTGTTATTAACTCATAATCTGATTGTTTTAATTTTTTCTTACTTACTTTCTTGAGGAATGATGTTGCTCTTTCGACTGTTTCTTTCCAAGTTTCTCTTCTTTTTAAGTCATCAACCCAACGAGAATATGTCCTCATGTATACAAATTCTGCTAAATCGTTTTCAAACACACCGTTTATGTCTTCGTTCATTTGTTCCTTATTATTTTAATTTTTCTAAAAATTCTTTTGATTCTCTTTCCGACAATCCATATTTGGACATAATCCAACTTCCTTGTAGATTATCTTTTATAATTGCCATTTCTGCTTTTGTGAATGTTTTTGCATCCACTACATAATCTATAAACGCTTCACAACAGATAGGAAATTTAGGTTCTACTAATTTCCACATAGCATTAGCAAACTGTTGAATTTCTTCTTGAGCATGGCTATCACCTCTTAGATGATAAAACTTGAAGAAATTGTTTAAATCTATTTTCCATATAACTTCGGTATAATTGGCCACAGGAAGCACTAAACGTGCCAACTCCCTTGAGAGATCCCAATCTATTAAGTTCTTATAGGCAGTACTAGCACCATCGAAAATTCGATATATTTCCCATTCAATTTCTCCGGGATTACATAACTCACCTTCTTCTCTACCTTGTTTATTTGTTGTTGATTGGGGTTTTAATTCCTTCCCCTTCGGAAAATAAAAGTCATCTGACATGACAGAGTATCTACCAGAATACTCGTTCAAATTTGCCGTTCTATGACGGACTAACTGGCGCATTACAAAGATGGGTAGTTTAATATGGAACTTGACCTCACACATCTCAAAAGGTGATGTGTGTTTATGTCTCATTAGGTAGCGTATAAGATTACGCGTCTGACTTACCTTTCTTGTTCCTTCACCGTAACTAATTCTTGCTGCGTTTTCTACTTCCTCATCATTACCCATGACATCAAGTAATTTTACAAACCCGTGTTCATGGATTTTTATCTCATTATCGGACATCTCTCCACTTTCTAGCTGCCCAATCTGCTTCTAATCCATTGACTGTATTTTTATTTATAATATTTAGGATTTCATCAGTAGACAGTCCATTATTAATCAAATCATTAATATCTTTGAACTTTTTTAATTCTGGCCAAACCACAACATTCCAACATTTTTCAATGGATTTCATCATCTTTTTTACAGTATGTTTATTTCTTGGTTCATTATCAAAAATTAAAGTACATTGTTTTTTATCAACATTTATTGGTAATGTTTCTAAATCACCACCAGCCACAGCAAGACAATTAGGAAGAAACATAGAATCTATCGGCCCCTCTACAATATATGTATGTTCTTCGGGATCCCATCTATCTAAACCATAAATCTTGGGAAACTTTTCTTCAACTTTTATTGTGATATAACGTAATTCATTTTTACCCAATGCTCTACCCTGAGCAGCAATCAATTTTCCTTCCATATCAAAAAAGGGAATAACCATTCTGGGTTCATCTTTACCCAAGTTAGAATAATCTATTTTGGATATATTCTCTGCCCACGTCTTAAAATCTTCAGCAAAATAAACTGTTGTTTTGAAAGTTTCTGGAAGATTTCGACTCTCATAATACTTACGAGCAAAATGATCTTCATCAAGTTCACCAATAGTAGGTAACTCAATCTTCTGAGGTCTAGGTTTGAATTCGGGTTTCTTAAAATGAAATTCGGGATCTTTAGTCTTACCACGACCTACAGATTCACCGTGTCCATGACTATATCTCTCCATTACATATTGCCCATGTAAGTGAGGATCAATTTGTTTTATGAAGTTTCCAAAAGATGCACCATAACCACAATTATGACATTTTACAAATAGGCTTTGACCCTTTGTATAAATGTACATTCGTTTCTTTGATTTGTTCTTTTGAGAATCACCACAAATAGGACATCGAGAATTCCATAAATTGGCCCTTACTTGTTTTAATAAATCAAGGCGAGGAGAGATTAATCCCACATATTTTTGATCTATAAATAAACTCATAATAATAGTATATCACAAAATATGTGAAAGTCAAGTCAATGCCATTTGACAATTCGTATAAAGTCCGTTGCTGTCTTTCTTACTGTTCTGAAAAATGCTTGAGCTTTCTTCTTATTGTCGAAATGTTTTTCTTTTCTTTCAAATCCTTCTTTCCACTTTACTACATAATGTTGTGGTGGTATGTGAGCGAAAATATCATGTTCTATAATTCCAAACTGATTCACCCAATAATGTCTTGCTTCCCATGATTTATGTCGGTACATATTGATCTATTATTATAAGTAAAAAAATAACCTCTACTTATAATAGTTCAAGAATCGTACCCTTTTCGCTAAATCACGGCATAAACATGATATTTTAAGATGGTGTAAATAAAACCTACTAGGAATATTCCCATACCAATTTCGTGTATTCTCTTGTTACTACTGATTACCATTGGAGCCATTACACAAAGCATGATGACTCTACCCAATACTTTCAATGAAGCTAATTCACCTTGAAAGAATACGAAAAGATTTGCGAGAAGCATAACTTGTAATATCCATGCTAATCCTAATATAGACCTATGATTATGGTAGTAGTATTCCTTTAAATCTACTGAAAAATGCTGGTGTACCCCTTCGGAGTCTGTATATGATTCAGGCTGTGGAGCAATTACTTCAGTAACCATAAAGAACAAAAATGGCACCATCAAATATAATAGGAATGTGAATAGATTCCAATTTTCATTTGCAAAATAAGTGGGATCTCTCAATGGAAAGGAAGTCCACCAAAATAGTATGATGGTAAAAAAGGTTATGAAACACATTGCTGTATGTGGCCAGTAGAATATAACATCATCATCTGGATCATTATTATGATTCTTAGCCAATAGTGCACTAAAATTTGTCATTAATCTTACCATAGATAAGCCTAATATCACAAATGCTATCATTGCTAAATGTGAATAAACTATCATTACCTTTTTTTCTTTTCTAGTTCCTGTGACATCCAAGCTTTAGCTCTTGAATTTTTAGGAGGGGTTTTTATTAATTTGGATACTTCACCAAA